CTATGCTGGCGCGCTGGGCACGCCAGGACCGGCCGGGCTACATGGTCAACATGGCCCACTGGCTGGCTCAGCTCCGAGCAAGCTTTGAGAAGAATCGAGACGACGTAACGCCAACCTCGGCTATTCTGGCACCGGTACGAACAAAGCGCCTGGTGGTGCTTGACGACTTCGGAACCGAGCCACCGACCGAGTACACACGGCGAACACTCTACGAAGTGTTGAACTACCGGTACGAATGCCGACTGCCGACAATCATCACGAGCAACGGGAGTGTGATAGATTCCGTGGTTCGGCTCGGTGGTGATGCAATCGAGAATAATCGGCTGGTGTCACGTATCTCAGAGCTAGCCGTGGTGCGTGAGCTGGCCGGACGTAACTTCAGAGAGCAGCTACAGCCGTCGCTATTCGCCGAGATGGCTAGATAGGCCATCTCAGCGATTCCTCGCCCGGATTCGACGCTGTGCGCGTCCGGGCCACAATCTAGGGGCAGGAATGCAGACCGAGGAAAGCAAGCTACCAGGGGAAGTAACCCGGCGCGACCTCATCATTGGTTTGATGATTGCGTTTTCATGTTCGGCCGGTATGATCATGTTTGCTATCTGGCTCATCATGTTTCTGATGGGCTATGGCAAATGATATCGCGACATGAAAACGGCGAAAACGTTGTCTACATGACGTGCTACTCATGTTTGCAGCCTATCGCTACTCGAAGCGGGGCCGATGTCAAGTACACGTACCACCATGGTAAAGATTCCGAGGGACGTGATAGTCCGCTCTGTCGTGCATTTCACCCGGATTGCGCGCCTATCGATGCTGAGCTGAGGGAGTCAATCGACCCACAGCGACCATTTCACGACCCACAACGCCCATGGACTCACAGTCCGCACCAGGAGCATTGACGTTAGACGCTTGACAGCAAACACACAATAGGCGTACAGTGCTCTAACCAGGCAGAGGCGCAGAGCTGGACAGCGAGCCAGAGCGCCGAAAGGGCAAGCCGTGATAGACCCGATTGAGCAGGAAGAGCCGACCAAGTTTCGTACCGTTGTCAAGGTTGACGACCTCGCGATAGACGAGCAGACCGGTGAGATTCTAGAATACCCGGACGGTTGGACCGGTGACCTCATCGATTACCTGGCACAACGCGAGGAATACGCGAGCCAGCAATCCAAGGAATGGAAGCGCTCGCAGGACATGCTACGGTTCGCGATAGGTAAGATGCTGCGCGAGCGAGACATCGAAGCCTATACGACCCGGTACGGCCAGTCGATCAAGCTACGCCAGACAACTCGCCGATCCGCGACGTTCGATCGCCTCCAGTCGCTTATGAACCGCAAGCGCCTACCGGCGACACTGTGCCGTTCGATCGCTCAGCAGCTCGCCGCGACGTTTGACGTTGACGGGCTTAAGCGACTGGCAGCGAATCTAGAGGCGAACGGGTCAACCGTGCACGCTCAGATCATTCGAGAGGAGCTGATCGAAGAAAAGGTTACGCGCTATATCCAGGTTGATCCGGCAAAGGCCGAGGCGCCAACAATGATTCGAACGCAGGTACCTACGTCTATCGATGCGATGGACGAAAGCTAACACGAACGAACACAAGTGCAGGGGATAACAAGCCATGCCAGACGATGGAAACGTGACAGCCAATAGCGCCGGTGATACCGAGATTGTTCCCGACAACGCTGAGAGGGTAACAGCTACGCCTATCTCTGGCGTCGCGCCGGACATCGCCGGAATCGAACTACCTGATCCAACCGAGATTGGATTCGACCCGGTGTATGCTGGTGAGCTGCCGGACGAAAACGCTGAGCCAGGCCGCGCCATCATGCCGGTCGGTGCGTCGGCCGAAGTTGAGCGAGCCGGCGAGTACATCACATTTGGCGCCAATTTCGCGGTGTTCGATCGAGCAACGCCGTTTGAAGACTGGCAATCTTTTTTCAGCGAGCTGGTTAATCGCCTCGAATTCGCCAATAAGGCGCTACCCTGGCTCGTTGGCGACGCGCTCAACTTCGCGATGCAGCACTATCCGGATGATGCCTATTCGCAGTTTTTGAGCGAGACTGAGTACGCTTACGGCACGCTCCGCAATATGGCGTACGTTGCTGGCCGATGGGCGCCGATCGATCGCGACACAACGCTGCCATGGTCGCACCACTTCGTTACGTCCGGGCTACGCAAGGATGCCCCGCGACTAGCTGCCGCGATGGTCCGCAATGCTGCCAAGACTGGTGCCAGCCGGCGTGAGTTGGCAGACCAGGCTAACCAGGCGTCTCGACAGGTGCGAGCGGATCGCAAGGCTGCGCCAGTCGGACAGCTCGATGAGCCGAAGATCGAGACGGAAATCCATCGTCCCGGTTGCCCGTCGTGTACCTGCACTGGCCCGAAGGTGCTAGGCAAGCCCGGCCGTCCGTCGCCGTCTGAGTCCAAGCGAGCAGCTCGTAAGAACGGTGCCACTGCTGAGGCCGCACCCAAGGGTCGACGCGGTAAGGCGGCAGCGGTCGTCACGACTCCAAAGCGCGGTAAGGCGGCGCCGGCACCTAAGCCGATCGGAACGCGCAAAGGGCGCCGAGGTCGGACGTTAGAGCCCAACCCAACACCGGTGCAGATTGTTGGTGCTAACGACGTAGCCGACGATGCCGAACCGCTCAACGGTGCTGTGTTTTCTGATGGTGACGGGGGTACATTCGAGGTAGCCATCGACCGAGACGAATTCGACCGCGAGCCAGACCCGGCCGGTATAGCTTAATGATGGGCAATGGTAACGGCAGCATGTTGCCGCAGCTCTGCATCATGCAGTTCGGCGACGAAGCCGCGCCTACAGCCGGTCTTGTTGTTTCCGAGGTTGCCGGGTGGGAGCCTCGGAAGGCTGACGATTCGGACTTTCAAGGAACGATCGTTTACCTAAAGAATGGCAAGGTCCTGTATGTTCCGGTTGCCCCAGGCCAATTCGGAGTGGTGTATCTCGCCGCTTCCAAGAAAATGGCCGACTGCTACTGGGAAATGATGCGCAGCCATTGATTCGTGAGGCTTGTCATACCGGTATGACAAGCCTTGCTTTGTACACAGAGGCAGGAATGACAGACCAGGAAATCAGGCTCAATACTCCAGACGAAGACGCGGCAGCTCGGCATATGGCTTTCGGACATGGGCTCATTATCGATCGTTCTTCGAGTGGTGTCGTCGCGGAGTATGTCGAGAGTTGGAACACGCTAGAAGACTCTAAGCCGCCGGACAATGAAGATGACTTGCTGGTAACACTCAACAAGCTGTCTAGCGGTATAGGCGACGATGGTGAGTGTAATCTGATGGATTACACCATGGTGCGTTTGATCAACAGTCAGACGCCGGTTATCCTCTGGCTTGCTGCTCCGGAGTTTATCAAGTACCTTGCACTCGCACTCGGTAGCAGTGATGACGACGGCTCACCCGTATCTCGTTATGCCAATTCGCCGAACTGAGCGCCCGGCTACCCGTGGTGGTTTTCAGAACTGTACTCGGTGTGGCTATCGCTATAGTGCTGGCTCGAATCCCGGTTCCGGTTACGTCGGACTATGCGGGATTTGCGCGCCGAGATGTCCGACCAATGCATTCGCCGATGCAGCCGCCGCGAGCGCCTATCGTATCGAGTGCCTGGTAGCCGAGGGAAGAATGCGCGACAGTAGCCGGCACGAAGACATGCCGGCGAGTCGTCCAGAGTTAGGCGGCGATCGGCCAGACTGGGAGGAATTGCAATGATGGACGATAACGGAATCATTGTGATTTCCAATCCAGACAAGCCTATCGTTGCAATGCTGCAACGTGGTGGCTGGTATACCGTTGTGCAAATCCAACAAGAGACAAATCTACCAGAGATTATTATTTACATGGTGTTGCATCAACTCGCGTATATGCATGGTCGAGTTGAAAAGCAAGCACTACCAGGATCAGTAGCTTTTGAATACGCCTGGATTGACGAATGACCGACCGTGAGTAAACTAGACGATAAAGTAGCCGAGCAACTCGAAAAGGCTTTCGATCGTATCGGGCATAAACTGAGGGCTACAACACATGGGAAGAATGTAGGTTCTAATAATCCAAAGTGGAATGGTGGTCCGGTTTATTGTGTCTGTTTATCGTGTGGTGTTGTATTTACTTGTAAAAAGTCTTGGGTTGACAGTGGACAGGGTAAATACTGCTCTCGTACTTGTAGACAACTTGACAAGAATGAAAATAGAACATGCCCTGAATGTGGTGAGATATTTTCTATTGCAAAGTCACAGTCTAAGGTCTATTGTTCTAGTGAATGTCACGCTCGGCATTGTGCGCCTCAGTTGAATTGTGTTTGCTTGGTATGTGGGATAAGTTTCAGCCGAAAACCTAGTGATATGTCAAGATGTGATGTTCGAGGAACCGGTAGTTATTGCTCTATACGTTGTAAGGCTATTGCTATGTCATCTAGCCAGCTTACCAGTGGTGGAGTTAATCGGAACACAGCAACACGCGGAGGAAAGCGAGACGACCTAGGCGGGAAATATTTTAGGTCATCGTGGGAGGCTAACTGGGCTAGATATCTTAATATGCAAATAGATCAAGGTGATATTCTAGGTTGGGAGTTTGAATCCGATACCTTCGAGTTTGTCGGAATAAAAAGAGGTACAAGGTTTTATACTCCTGATTTTAAGGTATTCGCTTTAGATGGTTCATGGAAGTATCAGGAAATTAAAGGATGGATGGATAAGAAGAGTAAGACAAAGCTCCGCAGAATGTCGAAATATTATCCTCAAGTCATCATCGAGATTATTGATGCTGCGACTTATCAAGCAGTTGCCCGGGAATTGCGCGACGTAATTCCTACATGGGAGCAAGAGCGTAGCCGCCACTCTAAAAGAAACGGAAGGTAGCCTAGATGAGCGCTGGCGTTGATTCTGGCCGCGTAAAGCTCGCTCTGGTGTCAGAGTGTCTACCCGAGGTTATGACGCCGCTAGGCCGTTTTTACGTCCGCCATGACGGATGGCCGATGCCGAGTGTTACGACGGTCCTAAAGCTCGTTGACATGCCCAAGGTTCGGGCGTGGCGCGAGCGTAAAGGCGATGCCGAGGCCGACCGCTTGTCAGAGCTGGCGCAAGGTATCGGTAATCGCTTTCATGCGTGGGCTGAGCAATATAACGCGACGGGTGACCCTTCAATAGTGGTTATTGACGGAATGCTTAATAGCATGACATCTGTCTATATGCGTTACGCTACGCATTCGAATATCCGACCGCTCGGCGCTGAGTGTAACTTGTTCAGCTCCAGGTGGGGATTCGCTGGTACGCCTGACTTAGTAGCGCTGGCCGACTTCGAATACCTACCGTCCAATACGGTTACCGTGGCCGACTATAAAACGTCTGGCATGCCCGGGGAGTTGTGGCCGTTGCAACTTGCGGCATACTCAATCATGGTTGAGGAACGCGGCTATGGGGTTGGCGACGTTCGGGCATTCCGTCTCGATAAAGACAAGCCCGGCGAAATGGGCGTTTGGCCGTACCCGGATCCGGTAAAACTGAAGTATCGCGATCCTGAGATACGCGCCGCTGTGCGATTGGTTGCGAAGCGAGCGTTTCTGTCAACGCTGAATCTTTGGCAATGGCTTCATCGGGAAGATGTGCCGAAGATTGCTGATCAGATACAGCGCGGTCGATTAGTACCGACATTGCGGACCGACACTGAGGCTGATGATGCAGCGTAGGTATTGTCCCGGTCCGCGACTACGACGCTTGCTATTTGTTATTGCTTGTTTTCACGTTACAGCGGTAGTGCTGACACTGGGCTGGCTCCTAGCAACGGGCGACGTAGTTTTCTATCTGCCGAAGATTCTGTTAAACGCGGTATGTGGTTATCTCTGGTTTAGAATATGCCGACCGCAAGGCGTAACGCTAGCATCGGTTTGTCCGTCGCGACCATGGGGCGCACCGGTGCCACTAGCACCACCTATGTTCGAGCCGCCGGTGCCTCAGCGCTACGCCGAGAATGGCAATCTGCTCGACTCCGGCAAGGTGCCAGGATTCGCCGGCACCGGGGACGCAGTACGCAACAAATGGAAGCGACGCCAGCAAGCTATTGCGAATGCAGAACGGCCCGCGCTGATACCGCCGCCACCGAGGTTCGGTACATTCAATGTCGACATTAAGCCGAGCTGGATAGACACGCATCATCGGATCACCGGGGAAATGCAGTCGAGTGGCAAGTTTCTACGGGTCCATAGCGAGCCGTGGGAAAGAGTAGAGCGACCGCTCGACATGCCACCACCGGGCCGGCCTCGCTACATTACGAAGTAGGAGATTGACGTACTCTAACTAGGTAGAGTAGACTTAGCTTGTCATACCGGTATGACAAAGGCAGGAAGGCTCAACGATGGACGATTTAGACGCACCGGTAAAGCAGCTCCAGGTATGCGAACACGGCGATAAAACACTAGCCGAATGTCGACGCTGGCAAAGCGTTAAGCGCAATCGAGAGCTGCTACTCGCCGCGTACAACGGCACGAACCCGGCAATGCTCGACATGATTTCTAATGGCGATGTTGATCGCGAGGATATCATCGCCGCGCTGATTCCCGAGGGCGGCGCCACAGTCGAGCACGTCAACGAAAACGGTAGGCAAGCTCGCCGATGGACATTTGCTACTAAGCAGCCGGTCATTGATCACGTAACCCGCCGATTTCCGGTACAACACGCGGGCATGATTCCGTGGGAGCTGGCCGAGCGAGCGTATGCTACCTACGCCCGGTTGTTTGGTCGGAGCCAGTCGCTAGAGCGGCTTGCTGAACGTGCCGGGTTTGGCGCTGCCCAGCTAGATTGCCTCTTAGCTGGACATGACCCGGTCGATCATTCTCGCCATACGGTAGCCGTTCAAAAGGCAGAGCGCGAGGCATGGGTTGACCAGATGCAGCCGCGCCTACCTTTTGAGTTGCGACCATGACGAAGGAAGCGCTAGAGGAAGCCGTAGCCGAGGCTCAGCGCTTCCTGAGACTGGCTGATAACGTCAAGTGGTCTAGGCAGCCATACCTGTCTTCTGGTAAGGGCCACTATTGGCAGCTAGATGCGTCTGGCGTGGCAACCGGCGCGCTACGCCGGGCTAGTATGGACTTGACTAGGAGTTTAGCTAGGTTGCGTAAGTGGTGAACGTGATAGGAAAGGTATCTATCCCATGATTATTAACCGGGCGATAATCGTTTTTGGCGTGGCGATCATTGTCGGTGGTGTTGGGTTAAAGAACCTATCTGCCGTGTCCGCTGTTGCGCTTATCGTTATCGGTATCGCCTTGATTGTTGGCGGCTTAATCCTCATCGCAAGACAGCAAGAATGACGCCATACTACCAGGCGCCCGGCGTCGAGCTGTATCTCGGTCGGTTCCAAGACGTGATGGCACAGCTACCACTTGACACGTTCGACGCGGTGATTACCGATCCGCCTTACCCTCGCGAATACCTCAAGCTATGGGCTGATTTAGGGCTCGCGAGTTGTCACGTTCTCAAGCGCGGCGGATCACTGCTAGCTATCACGCCGCACTATGCACTTCCCGAGATATTGCCAATGGTCAACCAATGGCTCAAATATCGCTGGATTATCTGTATGAGCCAGGCACACGGAGGGCAACATGCACGTATGGCTATGGGTATCCAGGTAGCTTGGAAACCGGTTATCTGGTGGGTTAAGGGTGCCTATCCGTCTGGCCGAGGTTACCGAATTGATTGGTTTGCGAGTGTTGCGAAAGAGCAGCAAGACGGGCCAGATAAGTTGCACAAGTGGCAGCAAGGATTGAGCTGGGCACAAGCGATGCTCAAGTATGTGCCAGATGGCGGCCGGGTTATCGATCCGATGATGGGCGCTGGTACGCTGGTGGTAGCGGCTCGGGATGCAGGCTATCCCGTTGTCGGTATCGACTCCGATCCGGCATGTCTCGCGATGACAGTTAAGCGGTTAGGTGTGGCACCGTGAGGCGTTACGTTCTGAGTGGATATCTATCTGACCCGGCGACGTGGCTCTCTACCGAGCATATAGCCGAGCTAGATATTCCGCAAACAGTAGGCGGCGATTGGCTGACAACAGAGCAGCTTAAAGCGTTTATGGACGCGCCGGCGATATGCGGAGAGAAGCCGCGTACTGGTTGGTCATTAGTCAACTCGGAGCGAATACTAGGCGCTATACACTGCCGACCATGTAACGCGATCATTCAAGAACGTAGGAAGGCAACAACGTGTTTCTGTACGTGATGTCAACGCCGATAGATGCTGTTGAGCATATCATCGAAGTACCAGAGGGATCACTCAGTGATGCCGTGATAGTTCGCGACGTACGCGCCATTCGAGCGCTGTGCGGATCGCTGGCGATGGGTATATCCGGATGGGGCTGCGTTGGCGCACAGCGAGCCGAGAGAGCGCATATGCAGTGCAAGACGTGTGGACGACGCCAGTATGTTTGATTCCGCGCCGTCTCGTGCCGTTGTGGACGTTCCAGGCTATTCCGAGGTCAATGCCGAGCGAGCCAGGTTTACGCATGTCTTCGATCGGCATACGCTCGCGCTGGACTCGTTGCGAGCTATCGCGACATCAGAGCGTGGCGCTAAACATGCGAGACAAATAGCCGAGGCTGCCCTCCGGATCGATGATGAGCTAGCGCGGGGCCCGGCGTTGGAAGAGGAAAAGTCTAGTGAGTAACTATCTGATCGCTCACGAGATGAGTGGTACCGGCCAGCCATCATGGCTAGGCCATCTGCTCGACATCGGCGAGCTGCGCGACTACCCGACGCAGGAAGACGTAAACCGTCCGGCATTGTGCAACACGTTGCCGAGCAATGGCTGGGGGTCGCTGTCAAAGACGCCAGACCAGGATGGCCTCGGCCGGATCTGCATGCTGTGCCAGTCGACTCGCGACAACCTTGAGAAGCCAGCCGAGCCAGCCTATGTTATCTCGACTATCACGAGACACCGACTCGAAGACTTGCGTCTGGCACTCACACAGATTTGCGCCTGCCCGGCCGGCCCGGTCTATCAGATCGCATTCGACGCACTCAAAGCAGACGATACAGCCGCTGCAAAGTCCGACGAGCAAGCCAATGCCATGGTAGTAGGATTTCTCAGGACGGTCGGCTGGCCACTCGCTGAGGACTCGAAAACCGCCGCTACGTTCATTCCGGTCAGTCTAGACCCGCTACAGGCCGCCAGCGAGCTACCAGAGGGCATGGTAGGACTTGAAGCTGCCGACCGGCTTACTCCGGACACAAAGGCAAACCAGCCATGACCTACGCCTATGCGTGCGAAGTGGTCTTGTTTGTGCATATGGTGCATATCATCAAAGTAGAGGACCACGAACCACTACCAATCGAGATAGCCCAACGCCGAGCGCTATGTGGTCGCTACCCAGGCGGAGGTGTCAACGTCTGGCACCGGGTCGACTTCAACGCCGAGACAACTGATAAGCCAGCCCACGGCCGACCGTGCTACATGTGCCAGCTACGCCGCAAGGAACAAACCGAGGCCATCCTGGTACGTCTTCAGGCTGAGAACGTGAGACTTCAGGCGCAGATGGTCAACTTAGAGCGCCAGTACGCCTATCAGCAGCAAGTATTGAGATCTGTTACGGGTGAGATAGCCAACCTACCCGAGGCTGACGTACGTTGCTGGCCGTACAACACGGAACCGTTTTAACTATGGACGAATCGACGCATAAGCCTAAATTGACGCGTAAGCAGGCGCCGATATGCGGAGCCAATCGTCACAACAAGCCAGGCGTACTGTGCCAGTCAGTCGCGCTCATGCCGAATGGCCGCTGTAAGATCCACGGTGGCTATGCTCCGATTGGTCCACGTAACGGTAGATACAAGGATGGTCGATTCTCAAAGTACGTGCCCAAGCGTCTTAACGCCGACTACCACGCCAGCCTCAACGACCCGGCTAGGCTAGAGCTGGGCAATCAGATAGCGGCGCTCGACTCCAGATTCGCCGAGCTACTCCGAGGCCTCGGTACCGACCCATCCGACGCCGGTATTGGAAAGCTGCTATCAAAGTGGAACCGTCTACAGCGTGCCGAGCAAGCCGGCAATGATGAGCTAGTCGCCGAGCTGAGAGCCGAGATAGCCAAAGGCCTCACGGTTGCAGCTCGCCTAGAGGCAACCTGGCATGAGCTTTACCAGGTAACCGAACGTCGACGTAGACTGGTAGAGTCAGAGCGTAAGCGCTTGCTAGAGTCGGCCGAGATGTTGACATTGGCGCAGACTATGATGCTTATCGAGAGACTACAGGATTCGGTGATTGCCCATGTTACCGACCGATCAACGCTTGAGAACATTGCAGCAGAATTCGCGCGGCTTATCGGCCCTATCACGAGCCGCCCTATCTATGCAGGCGAAGTTTCAGACAGCGACGGATGATGCCCCGATACCTCTTGATGAAGACAAGGGACCGGCAACCGTCCTAGAGTGGGCCTATGCCAATCGTAATATCGATAACCATGGCTTCAACCTGACGGATTTTGCACCACTTCAACACATCTACGAACATATCCACGAAGACGACCACGCGAACGTAGCAATTATCAAGCCGGCCCAACGCGGCGTATCCGAGCTAGCCGTCAACTATGCCGTGTTTGCACTAGATCGTGGTGCCAACGTTTGGACGCATGGCGCAAAGATCGGTCTTAATGTCGGCTATGTCTTTCCGACTGACGATGCACTCGGTGAATTCAGCAAAGAACGCTTTAGCGGTTTACGCGATGAGACAATACAGCTCGCACAGCTCTTTAAAGCTCGCGGCTCATTCGACGCGGTAGGCTTCAAGCAAGTACGCCAAAGCTACCTCTACCTACGTGGCGCTAAGTCGCAATCAGGTCTCAAGTCATTCCCGGGTGACTTGCTGGTACTCGATGAGTTTGATGAGATCGACACAGCAAGCGTCGCGCTCGTGCGCGTCAGACTCAACGCCTCGCAAGTACGCCGCGAGCTAGACCTCTCAACGCCGAGCATACCCGGCATGGGGATACACGAGCGTTGGCTCCAAAGCGACCGCAATACCTACGTGCAACAGTGCGAGTATTGCGACGCATGGGTTACGCCTCGCTTCTATCAGGACGTATGGGCTGATAACGAGCCGTGGGATTCCTGGCAATACTGGACAGCTCAGCGTATCCGTATGGCTGACATCGGCGTAAACTGTCCAAACTGTCGCAAGCCATGGTCGTTACGCCAGCGATGCGAGCCCGGCCGATGGGTAGCTGAGCAGCCGGCAATCAAGAGCCTACGCGGCTATTGGATACCAGCGTTGTGCTGGCGACAGGCGAACCTAACCGAGATGGCCGTTAAGGCGATCAGCTCGGATCCGGTAGACCAGACCGAGTTTGCACGCTCCGACCTCGGCGAGCCGTACCAGTCAAAGGATGCGCAGCTAACCGAGGATCAGATACTCAGCCTTGACGCTGAGTTGCCCGGTGGTCGACTCAGGGGTACCCATCGCGAAATAACCATGGGTGTCGACGTAGGCGCTAGGTTCCACTATCGCGTGTCTGGCTTGGCTCAGGATGGCCGGGTTGACGTGCTAGCCATGGGTAGCGTTGCAACGTGGTCTGAACTGTCGATGATTCTCTCAGGCTATGGCGTACGTCAGTGTGTGGTTGACGCATTGCCAGAGACGCACGCGTGTGCGGAATGGCAAGCTAAGCATAGGGGCAAAGTGCTCCGGGCCTACTATCCCAACCAGGTACTAGGGTTGTTCGCCTTAAAGGAAGACGACAACGGCGTGATCAACATCAATCGATCGCGTGCTATGGACAACGTACAGGCTCGGATTATGAACCATATCGAGCGCTGGCCGACTGAAATCTGTCGCGCGCCAGAGGTACTTGCGCATATGACCAGCCCAGCTCGTATCGTTGGGCAGGATAAGCACGGACAGGAACGCGTCGACTGGGTACATACCCGGCCAGATCACTATTTTCATGCGTGCTGGACCCCGGATACTCTCGTTAAAACTGAGAATGGAGAACGATCAATCGCGACGATTTGTCAAGGTGAGCGAGTGTGGACTAGGAATGGTTTACGCCGCGTCCTAGCATCGGCGATGACAAACCCGGATGCTGAGGTATGGACGTATACATTTAGTAATGGCGCTGTTCTGACAGGAACGCCGAACCATCCGATCTTGACTGGTAACAGGGGATGGGTTCCTATCCATGCGTTAGTGTTTGATGATACAATCATTACATGGCTAACGTTGAATCAGTTACCTATCGAGGCATCGTCTTCCGTCGCTACCCGGATAGTCCAAGGCGAACGGACCGAGTGTATTACACGCCAGGCGGTATGGAGCGTGCTAAAGGGGTTAAGCGCCTCCACGAGGAAATCTGGCAAGACATACACGGACCTATACCGGACGGGTTTGCAGTTCATCATGTCGACCATGATGCAGGGAACAACGACCCCGGTAATCTTGAGTGCAAGCCTCGCGGCAAGCACCAATCCGACCATATGCGAGAGCCAGGGCGCTCGCCGGGTAAAGAGCATATGGACCGTATTAGGCCAATGGCTAATCAATGGCATCAGTCAAAAGTTGGGCGACAGTGGCACAGGCAGCACGCACAGAAGTCTATCATCGGTAATTCGCGACTTGTTACGTGTACCGAGTGTGGTAAAGAGTATCTGTGGAGATTGGCTCGTGAGCCAGGAAGTGAGCGTTATTGCTCACGAGAATGTCGAAACGCTGCCTATCAGGAGCAGCGAGCGTGCAAGGTATGCGGTAAAATCTTTCGAGCGTATCGCTACGGACCAACCACAACATGCTCAAGAGTATGTAGGTCGAAACTTATCAGTGAGACTAAGCGGAAGGCGGTTAGCCGGTAGATCACCGGTCTATAACCTTTCGGTAGACACTGATGAGGAATACTTTGCTAATGGTATTCTGGCACATAATTGTGTATACGACGTAGTAGCGCGCGAGGCGCTACCGCCGGCAGCTCACGGCGTACTTTTGCTCGGATCGGCTAGAACACAACTCGCGATGAAGTAGGAGCAGATCAATGATCGGCGAGACAGTCTTAGGCGTGTCGTGTGCGTATTGCGGCGAGCATCTCAGTCGGTATAACGAGCGTACATTACTCCGGGACATAGTGCCACCGGACGAAGTAGCGCGTTGTACCGAGTTTGAATGTTTGATGTGCCATCGCGTCAACATCATATCGGTCGAGACTCGTGTGAGAGCTATGACCAGGAAGGCGGCGATTGGTTCGTCCGGTGATGCACCATGAAATGCCCGAAGTGTCTAGAGCCGTTCAGGAAAGTCTGTCGAGAATGTGGCTGTACAAAGCACGATGTCTGGACGCAAGAGGAAATCGAAAAGAACGGCTCTGTCCTCTGTACCTATTGCGATCAACTTTACCGGGTACGAGAGGAGGTGACTATCGTGCTAGATGAGGTGGTGCGTCCGCACACGGTATAGTTAGGCCAACAGTCTGCACAGTAGGGGCAAGGCAATGGCCGACGAATTGACGGTAACGCCAAACGGCACAGCAGTAGCAGCACAGCTAGATGTATTGAGTAGGGCACCGGCGACGCCTCGGCCATTACCGTCTGCTGATCGTGTAGCTACCGGCCTGGTAGCTGGTACTCGCGGCGGTCGACGTACACAAGATCAGACGAATACCGCTATCTCGGCGAGTGCCGCTATGCGGACGATTCGCCCACCTCGTGATCCGCGTACAGAGTGGAACTGGCAACAGCTCGACTCCCGAACGTTCGAAAAGATCACGCCGCAACGCTTGCTAGAGCTGCTCGCCGACCTTTCGCCAGAGGCCAGCGACGGTATCTGGTTCTGGCTTCGAATGTGCGTCAACGAGTGGACGCTCAAAGGCTATAAGCGTAATGCGGACGGCTCGCGCGGCGATGTTGACCCGGCAGCGACGCAAGCGCTCGTGTCATTTATGGACGTACTAACCGATCGACACGGCGCGCCAGACGTTGTGTGGTCGATGATGTTCCTCGGCGTACTCTTGCGCGGTGCGTTCTTTGTCGAGCTGGTACTCGATAAGACTGGCCGAGCTGCGCTCGACATTGCCACGCCTGACCCGGCAAGCGCTCGATTCCAGCTAGAGCAAGACGACGTGAGTGGATTAGGCCAGTATTGGCAGCTCGGCCAGTACCAGGGTATGAAATCCTTTGTTGTGTTGGACTCGCCATTGGTCCGCTACGTGCCAATCGACCCATTCCCCGGCGATGCGCCATACGGTCGCCCTCTGATCGCACCGGTAGCCTTTGTGGCGCTGTTCTCGCTAGGCCTCATGCATGACTTGCGGCGAGTGATCAGCCAGCAAGGCTATCCGCGCCACAATATCAAGATCCTCTTAGAAGAGCTGAAAAAGGATATGCCACCAGAAGCGGTGGACGATCCGGACAAATTCTATGCCTGGGCGTTCACACTACAGCAGCGTATTCAGAATATCTATGAGTCGCTAGAGCCGTCAGACGCCTTTGTGCATTCTTCGGACGTAGAGCTAGAGGTACTGGCCGGTGCAGCCGGTGATAGCTCTATGCGGGGGATTGCGCAGATTGTCGAGTGGCTAGAGCGCATGCTCGCCCGGTCCCTCAAACTCATGCCGTTTATGCTGGGCGTACCGTCTGGTGGTGGCAACGAAGCCAACGCTAACCGGCAATACGAAGCATGGATAGCTGGTGTCAAGTCGCTACAGCAGCTCGCCGAGACGAATATCGAGCGGCTACTCGAATACATGCTTCAAGCACAAGGCATTATCGCCGATGTCGACTTGTGCTTTGAGGAAAACCGAGTAGCCGAGGCGATGCGTGATCAGCAGGTCAGAACGCTAGAGATTGAGAACGCTTATCGAGAGTACGCTCTTACCGGTGACTACCCTGCACTGTGCGATAAGCTTGGTATTACGCCGGCTGTTGGCGTGACTGAGCCACCGTACCAGCTAGCTGGCATCGTAGGGGGGTCTAGCGCCACGCAAACCAGCGACACGGCCCAACAGACCAATCCCGACCCGGGCAGCGCTAGGAACGTCCTACAGATGATCCGGGATCGCATAGAGCAGCGGAGCGGAGCTGGTGCTCTCACGCCAGCCGGTCGGCCGTTGCCATCACTACCAAACCGGGCATTTACCGAGGCTGATGCACTCACGCTTATCGCGTCGTTTGACGATGCTGTAACCGAGCATTACCAGGGTATTCTGGATGCCGAGGTTGAAGACTAAAAGGCTTGTCATACCGGTATGACAAGCGAAAGGAAGCACGATGATTGAACTAGGGGATAGGGTTAAGGATCAGATCAGCGGCTATGTGGGGATCACGGTAGCGATTACCGATTGGATTTACGGCTGCCGTCGCCTGATGGTGCAAGGGGAGGCGCTATCGAGTGACGGTAAGCCGGTCGACATTCAGTCGTTCGATGAGCCACAGCTCACGATTGTTGACAAAGGCGTTATGAAGCCACTACAGCCGTCGCGCCCGGTGGTGACTCCGGAACCGGAAGTCGTGTATAGGCCGATGTCTACCGGCGGTGCTTTCGATATGCCGTCAAGGCGTCCTAACCCATCACGTTTATAGCTTGTCATACCGGTATGACAACGGCAGGAAGGGGCTTAGACATGGCATCAGATGTCGACACTACGAAGTGCGTAGCGTGTGGGGAAGCGTATATACCGGGGCGCATATGTACTAGTTCATATGCGCTCGCTTACTGCACTGATCAGCCGGTAGTAAGCCGAGAGGTGCCCGCCTATCAAGAGGTAGCGTCGGATACGCCTATCATCTCGCGCAACCGTCGCGATTGTGACCGTATGACCCATCCGCAAATTCTCGTCGCGCTGATCGATGAGGCTGAGGCTGAGGGTTACGAACCGTCCGACCTGAATCACGCCGGCTTGCCTAACATCTACCTACGCGAGCGATTCAGGCAAGAGGTAGGAGAAAATGGCGAGCCAGGGTCGTCAGAACACGTAGAAGACCTATTTGTGATGAACGTCCGGCAGAAGACCCAACAATGAGGGCAAAGAAGATCAGCAAGCGCAAAGGCAGGAAGCGGTAAGATGCCATATCCTAAGCGGATCATGATCATTCGTCATACTGAGAAGCCAGATGATGAAGACGACATACACCTATCGCTAGATGGTAAGCGCCGAGCCGAGGCCCTTGTTGGTATTTTCGGGCCGAATAGTCGATTGTCTGGCACGTAGTTTATCATGGCAGCAGACCGATCCAAGCACAGCAACCGGTCTGTCGAGACGGTAGCGCCAACAGCTCGCGCGCTCGGTATCGACATTAATCACGACTACGAAGACGACGAGTACAAGGCGCTCGCGTCGCGCATAAAGCGGGGCAGAAAGTATCAGGATTCCGTTATCTTGATCGCCTGGCACCATGCGAATATTCCTAACCTTGCTATGGCGCTCGGCTCGACAACCAGGAAGTTACCATGGCGAGAGTGGCCGGATGATGTGTACGACCGGGTATGGATATTGACGTATGGCCCGGATGGGTTAGCGTCGATTATCAGCGGTTCGCAGGGTTTGACGCTGTGACTGATCTATG